GAGGCGGGTGAGTTCGACGGGGTTTCCGGCGATGGCCGCGTACAGGGCTCTGGCTTCGGCTGCGGTCTTGCGGCCTTTCGCGCCGACGGATCCGGGATAGGCTTCGGCGAAATGGTCGAAGCCGGATTCCGGCGTGGCGGGTTGCTTCGAGATGCTGGCGGGAGGGGTCGGAGAGGGTATATCGGTATAGGTATCGGTTTTATGCCATGTTTTTGCTTGGCTGTCCCCTAGCAACTTGCTAGACGTTTCGCTACCTGTCTCGCCACTGTTTTGCTCTCCGTTCGCTTGGCTGTTTGCTAGCAAGTTGCTAGACGGTTGCTTGGCCTTTTGGTTGGCGGCCTTACGCCGTCCGCCCTTGCTTCCGGCTTTGCGCCGGGCCTCGCGCTGTTCCTCGGTGAGCGTCTTGGGTTCCTTGCAGATGCCTTCGGCGTAGACGGGCCTCCAGCCGCCGCCGCGCTCCTCCATGAGCCCCATGTCGATGAGCTGCTGGAGTTGTTTCATGGTGCCGCCGGCGTCCTTGAGGTCGAGCTTGTCGAAGTATCCTGGATACGCGGCCGGGTCCTTGGCCTGCATCGAGATGCCCTTGGAGTGGATGACGCAGAGTTTGACCCACAGTCCCACGGTGGCGAGAGGCAGGCGGCGGATGCGCCTGTCGTCGGCCATCTGGTCGTCGATGATGAACCACATCTCTTCTTCTCCTTCCTGTGGTTCAGTCGATCTCGCCGGTGTCCGGATCGACGGTCGCCTCCACGTCGCCATCGTCCATGTCGAGACTGCGGCGCAGGTCGTCGATGAGGATCATCTGCCGTGACGTGGCCGGCTTCGCGCACATGTTCTCCATGGCCAGGCCGGCGTCGAGGATGCGCTGAGCGAGGTCCGCGCAGTCGTACACGGCTTCGGTGATGGCGTGGATGCCGCCCCACTTGTCGATGTGCTCCTGCTTGTTTTTGGTGTCCATGACGTTGCGGCATGCCTTGATCACGACGGCCGCGGCCTTGGTGACCTGCTGCGCCTTGCCGATGAGGTCGATGAGCGTGTCCGGTGTCGCTTCCTGCGGGATGAGCACCTGCTGTTCGCTGGCTTTCATTGCTTCCTCCTTTAGAATTCCGGTTCCGGATCCGGTTTGCCGAAGTCCCCAAATGACGATTGGTCGGACGCCGGCGCGCCCCACGGATCATCGGCCGGCGGCGCGGCGGGTTGCTGTGTCTGCGCCGACTGTTGCGGCCGTTGGCTCCAGCCACCGACGCCGGTGTTGACGGTCGGCTGCGGCGATGCGGGGTTGCCGTAGACGGGACCGCCCTGGCGGCTGATGCGGGCGACCTGCGCCGTCGCGTACCGCAGCGATGGCCCGATTTCGTCGACCGTCAGCTCCACGACGGTCCGATTGGTGCCGTCCTGCGCCTGATACGAGTGCTGTCGGAGTCTGCCCTGAGCGATGACGCGCATGCCCTTGGCCAATGACCGCACGCAATGCTGGGCGAGGTCGTTCCATGCCGAACAGCGGAGGAAGAGCGCGTCTCCGTCCTCGTACTGTCCGGTCTGCCGGTTGTACTGGCGTGGCGTGTTGGCGATGGTAAAGCTGGCGACCTGCGCGCCCTGGCCAGTGGTCCTCAGTTCCGGATCTGCGGTGAGGTTGCCGACGATGGTGATGACGGTCTCTCCGATGGCCATGTCAGGCTCCCTTCACGTATCCGGCGGGTTCCGGGCCGAGCTGGCTGGGGTCCTTGGCCTTCCATGCGCATTTCGCGCGGAGGCATCCGGCCTCGCGGTCGATGATGATGTCTCCGAAGCGCGCCGGAGCGACCAGCGTGAGATTCCAGCTGCGGTCGCGGTTGAGCGCGGATATGGTCTCGTACAATTCGCTGATGAGCTCTGCCGCCGTCATGCCGATGCTGGTCGGCGTGAGCGGCCATTCGAACCACCGCTCGCCTTCCGGCCTGGCTGCATTGCTTGGCATCGTGTGCCTCCTTTGGGATTGGATTGGATGTCGTGCCGGAGCGCGGAATCGAACCGCGCATCCATCCGCCGGCGTTATCGGAGCGCCGATCCATGGCACCCGCATCCTGTCGCGGGCTCCGGCGGGACGGACGGGAGGAGAAGAGAGAAGATGACCCGTCCGGCCGGTTTTAACGTCTTTTCCTTGACGCGCGGGCGGTTCCGGCATGGCCGCGCATGACGAACCACGTCCATGCCGCAATGTGTGCGGAACCGTCCAAGTCCTTCACTGCCGTTGCTCGTCCAGCCAGCGCGCGAAGCGGAGGTCGGAGCACAGGCGACGCATGATGACGGCCGTCGGAATGAGCACCGCGAACGGCGCGGCGATGAGATGTTCGATCGGATGCATGCACGCCGGCGTGCAATACAGCACCCACATGGCCAGTAGCCACACCGCGAACAGCAGCTGGTGCAGGATGACGTGGGCAAGGGCCTTCATCACATCAGCTCCTTGTTGATGGTGTCGATGACGATGTCCACGAGGTCGGGCACGTCGATATCGATGAATCCGACGATGTGACCGAGTGAACGCCTTGCTTCGATGTCGTCCCACCCGTCGGCATAGGCCGGACGGATGGCGTCGCCTTCGTCCTCCAATTCCCTGAATATCGCTTCGACGCAGGCTTTGCGGATGGCGTTCATTTGTCCTCCTTTTCTTCCCATGGGTCAGGCCACGGGGTATCGGTATGCCAGTCGTTGTCGGTCATCACGCACCCACCTCTTCCTCGTATTCGGCCGTGCACTGGTACAGGTGTTGCGCGAAATAGGCGATCATCTGCTCCTTCGGATACATGACGGTCCGTCCCACCTTCACGAACTTCGGGCCGATGCCCGCGCTACGCCAGTACGCCAGGGTGCCTTCCTTGATGCCGCAGTTGTCCGCGATATCCTTCGTCGTGTTCATCGGCTTCAACGCCGCCGCCAATGCGGCGAACACCTCTTTGTCATCCATCACGCGCCCGCTTCCAACGACGGCTGGAGGCAGTACCGGCGGATGAAGTACGTCTGGCCCTTGGCGACGAACCACGGATCCCCCGCCTCGTCGGTCAAGGTGCGCAATGACGCGCCCTTGAAATCGAACTTCTGGATTTCATTGTTCATTGGATTCTCCTTAGAATCGTTTTCATTGGTGGTCATGCATTCCCATGACGCGTTACTGCTGTATCGTTGTGCGCGTTGACCGTGTTCCATTGATTGAGGAGTGATTTATGAGCGCCAGTCCCTTGTGGGTATCGTTGTTGTCCCCTGCCTTGTCTTTTCTGGCAGTGGCCGTCAACGTGTGGATTACGTTCCGCAATTGGCAGCGTAGGCCGGCCGCGCATTGGATTTGCATCCCCGTACATGGCAAGGAAGAACGCATTGATTTCAACCGGTTCCTGAAGGACGCGGATGACGATCTTGCGAAATCCGATGGGATCGGTCACATGTTTGCGTTGACGAACAACGGTGAGATGCAGGCGGCTGGAGTCAAATTGTTCGCCTTGGACTGCTCGGTACAGGCGATCCAATACCTGGACACGCCACATGGCCAGGCAAAAGACATCGGCACCGAATTCGCGTTCGTGGAACCGCGTGGAGCCGTCTACGCATTGCTCGATGATCCGGAATCCAAACTGTTCATGGAGGGCGTCACCCCGGCAAAAAGCTGTTGGTTCCGTGTCTACTGGATGGATTCGCCGACCCGTAAGCCTCAATACCTCAAGCAGGATTTCCGGTGGGACGTCGTTGACGGGCAACGTCTCGTTGACCGTCTCATCCCACTCGGCAAACCACGTAAGGTGTCCAAGGATGAATATGATGCCGGCAAACCGGCTATTAATGAACTCGAGATACATGGTTTTGTCCAATCCACTAGAAGAGAACGCGTGGCTCGTTTTCTGTTGCGTCGTTAGCTGTTGAGCCACAGATTGATGAAGATCGTGATGACGCTCACCACCGCGCAGGCGATGGAGAACCAGGTCGTTATCGTTTCCATGTGAGAACACCTTCCTTTCGATTGCTTCCGTCGGCGAGCGCCGACTGCTCACGGATTTTTTCAGCAATGAGCTCCAGTGGGTCGATTTGGCTTTCCGACACGGATGCGAACCACATGCTCAGCGTCATGTCCTCTGCATCAAGAGCGCGGCTGACGGTTGTCCGATTTCGGTTGCATCGAGCGGCAATGTCAGTCATCTGCGTTTTGCTAATCAGAACGTCGTTCCTTGTCTGACGGACAACTTCTTTTGCGAGCTTGATGCAATCGACCTTCTTGTCAATCGTCATTGTTTTTCACCTCCATCTGTAAGCACCTGCTTACTTGATGAGACTAATGTTAGCTCGTGCTTACAACTTACGCAAGTGCGGCGTGTCAACATGTGCTAACGTTGTGCACATGGCTACGAAGTACGAATGGACGGCGTTTGATTACGCCTCCCAGCAAGCAGCAGCGAAGATCATTGCCGATTCTGGATATTCATATCGAACAATTTCCGACATGATGAACAATGCCGTGAGTCATGTCAGAATCAGTGACATTGAAAAGGGCAGAAAGGCACCAATCAAGCTCTCAGAGTTTTTACTACTCTGCCAGGCCTGCGAGGTGGACCCAGTCGCCACACTGCGCGAGATCATCGAAGCCGCCCGTGTCTACGAAGCCCGCGAGCGCCAATCCCAGCTCACCGATGATCTCATCGACCGTATCGCCGCGTACCCCGAAGACTACGACATGGCCGCAAACAGGGATCCGAACGCACGCCTCGAAGCCGAGATGCCTGACGAGTGAATTGGGTATCTTTGGACTATGGGAACAAGAGCCAATAACGATGTGACCGCTGGTGCGCAAAGCATCATGCAGTATTGCAAATCACTACAAGCCAAGAGCGGCATGACTGCAACTGAATTCGCAGCGGAATGCGGGTTCAGCCGCAATTATTGGTTTGTTCGAGCTCGTTTTGACGCACCACTAACAATTTCGGACTGCGAGCGCATTGCCAATGTATGCGGGATGACGCTGAAAGAGCTATTCACCCGCGCCCTGGGCAGTGATGCCGCACGAGCCTACGCCGCCCGCGAGCGCGAGTCTCAGATCACCGATGATCTCATCGACCGTATCGCCGCGCATCCCGAAGACTATGACGTGGCCGCCAACAGGGATCCGAACGCACGCCTCGAAGCCGAGACGCCTGACGATTGATGGATTGAAAGGAACACGAATGACCGAATACAACCTGTATTGTGACGAGAGCTGTCATCTGGAACATGACGACAGCGATGTTATGGTCCTTGGAGCCCTCATCATTCCCAAGGATAAAAAGCAGGAGATCACGGAAAACATCCTCCAGATCAAGGCACGTTATGGCGTCAAGGCACGTACGGAAGTGAAGTGGACGAAGGCCAGCATGCCGAAAATCGACCTTTACAAGGACCTGCTGAACTGCTTCTTCCTGGATGACGACATGAGGTTCCGCGTTCTGGTGGCCAAGAAGACGCGCCTGAACCATGAGGCATGGTCACAGTCGCACAACGACTGGTATTACAAGATGTATTTCACCATGTTGAACAGGCTGTTCGACTCCACGAACACCTACAACGTGTACGTGGACATCAAGGACACGCATTCCGCGCAACGTACCGAGAAACTTGAGGAAGTGCTGGCGAACAGCCATTACGACTTCAACCACGAGTGCATCAAGAAAGTGCAGCCGATCCGTTCGGACGAAGTGCAGATGATGCAGATCACCGATGTGATCAACGGGGCCGTCTGCAGGGCGAACCGGACGACCATCCCCCAACCATCGGGCGCGAAAGCTGAAATCATCGACTACATACGCATGAAATCAAAGCTCCGTCTCACCCAGTCAACAACCCTGGGCACGCGAAAGTTCAACATCTTCGTCTGGGAAGGACGGAACGCATGACACCGCATTGGATACCGGAGCTCGTGCCCAAATCCCCGATAGAAGACTTCGCCGTATACGAGGATAGGATTTACGCAATCTTCAGGCAGGACTTCATAGATTCACACCCATCATTCGACGGTCTGAGGGTCTCCGTGCGCCGCCAGAGAGAGGAGACCGACGGAAAATGGGCCGGGTTCTTCCACATCACAAGCGTCGAAGACCACGCGACCGGTGACAGGAACGTTGATCTGCGTAGATGCGAACGAATCAGGTTTCCGCGAAAGACGATTGACGACGCAAAGGATTGCCCGCAATGCCATTATGAAACATGCGATGCGCCATTAATCTGGAGGAAGCATAAGCATGGCCGCGATAGGCTGTATATCCTCATTGAACCAGAACGGTATCTAGTCGTATTGGAACCGCATAAGGAAAAAGGCTACTGCATGCTGGTCACCGCCTACTACGTCGATCATGACCACAGCTTCAACAAACTGCTGAAAGAATACGATCAGTCAAGCCTGGACGGGAATTGCATTCAATAAAAAGCAAGGGCCGCCGCAGCGACCCCGGAGACTCCTTCTACAACTTGGTAGATGAGCTGATTCAAATATCACATACGACACTCCAACTGTCAAACAGAACTTGACAAACAGCAAAAAAGTACTTCTCGAAAAACAATACTTTCGGAAGAGAGGAATGTGGATAACAAGACCGTTGCGGACCTTCATCGGAGCGCGGAATCCATGGGACTGTCAATCATATCGCGCGACCTCCCACGCGACATATGCGGCCTGTACGACGACCGGCACAGGCTCATCCTGCTGGCCGACTGGCTCAACCAGCGCCAGCGCCGCTGCACATTGTGCCACGAGCTCATACACGCCAGACACCACGACCCAGGATGCGGCAGCCAATACGGAATCAAATGCGAGCGCCGTTGCCGCAGGGAGACCGCGCTGGCGTTGATATCGCCGGTGGATTACGGCATGGCCGAAACGGTGTACGAGGGCAATACGTGGATGATGGCAGTGGAATTGGGCGTCACCATCCAGGTGTTGGACGACTACCGGCAGCTGCTGTACGATTCCGGCGTGTGCGTGCAGTAGTTTATACGCCTTTATACGTGCTTATAGAGCCTTATACCCGTTCGGATTCCTTATAAAAAAGACCCCGGCCACCCGCATACCGCGAGCGCCGGGGTGAAAAACATGTGGGAAGAAGCGCCATGAAAGTGACCATTGATGATCTGTGGCTCAAGAATGACGATGATGGCAATCCGCCGAGTCGCGCGGCCAAACGCTCTTTGGCGAACTCACGCGATCCGATGAAGGCCAATGTGCCTGAGAAATGGCGTAAAAGCCGTTATGGAGTCGGGATGCGCTGGCGTTGTCATTGGACCATCGTCAAGGACGGTAGACGTGTGCAGAGGGTGAAGCAGTTCGCCAGACTCGCCGAAGCGCAGGAATATGCCGCGGCCATGGAGGACGACATCAGGCGAGGACGCTACCGCGATCCTCGTCAGGAGCTTCGTGTCCTGGATGATGTGGCCGGCGAATGGCTCGCGTCGAAGGTCGATCTGAAACCCGGCACCGCAGGCCGGTATGCGAGGGAGCTGCGCCTGTACATCCTGCCCAAATGGGGTGGCATGACGTTGCGGGAGCTTCGCCCTGACATGCTGCAGGAGTGGGTCGGCCAGCTCATGGACGGTGGTTATCCGGCCGCGTTGCCGGACGGGCGTGATTCGAAGCCGCTGAGCGCGAGAAGCATCCGCAATATCATGAAAGTCGTCCTCAAGGGCATCTTTGACTACGCCGTCTCGAACGGGTGGATCGGCGAGAATCCTGTGGACAGGGTCACCGTGCCGAAGATCGTCTCCGACGACGACATGGTGTTCCTCTCGATCCGCGAGGTCGAGTTGCTCGCGGACGAGGCGGAGAAGATCGGGAAGCCGGTGGACGGTCTGCTGGTCAGATGGCAGGCCTATACGGGATGCCGCATAGGCGAATCGCTTGCCCTCAAGGTCGGTGACGTGGACACGGACAAGCGGCGCGCCAGGATAGGCCGCACATGGACTGACGACGGGCACGGCGGCAGCATGCTCGGCACCCCGAAGAACGGCAAGGCCCGCAACATCGCGATACCACGGTTCCTCATGCCGCAGATCAAGGCGCAGATGAATGGCATGGGTGATGACGACTGGCTGTTCCGTGCCACCCGTGGCGGGAACGTCTGGACGAACACGTGGCGGACAAGGATATGGAACAAGGCCGTCAAAGCGGCCGGCATGGAGGACGCGGGCGTGACCATACACAGTCTGCGCCACACATACGCGAGCTTCGCGATCGCCCAGGGCGCGGACGTGAAGACCCTGCAGATGCAGCTCGGCCACTCCTCTCCCAGCATCACATTGAACACCTACACGGCGCTCTGGCCGGAACGATTGGACGACGTGGCCGACGCGATCGGAACCCTCCGCGAGCGCGAACTCGTGTGAATCGGGCATGGAGGTACCGCGGCGTTTGTATGCATTTGTATGCGGATTGTTTTCGACGGAAAAAATAAGCCCTTGAAAACCTAATGTTTCCAAGGGCTCCGGTCGGGCTGACAGGATTTGAACCTGCGACATTCTGCTCCCAAAGCAGACGCGCTACCAAACTGCGCTACAGCCCGTTCATGCACTCCCGCACGTGGCAGGTGAACACGAGTTTCCATTGTAGCGTATGGTAGGACAACGACAGGCTAGAATGGCAAATACTGGAGGGAACGCGCATGGGACGTCATCAGCAAGCCGAGGCTTCAGGCATCATTTCCTTCATGGCATGCGCCACTCTTGCATGGATCGCCATGGACCTATATCTGCAATTCGCTCCCGCCATCTGGCGTGTCACCCAACGCCTGTTCACCGTGTGTGCCGGAATCACCGCGGGATGTGGAGTCATCTCGTTCACCTTGGGGTATGCGCGCAACTCCAGGTCGATGACGTTGAAACATGGCTGGACCATTCCTATTCGCCGTATCTTCGAGATACTCGCTTTGTCCGTGGTCTACGCGTCGACCATTTTCGTCACGGCGTTCATGCTGCTTTCCATTGCCAGCAACATGATGGGGTTGCGCACGTTAAAAGGCTATCTGACTGCGCTCTGCGCCGCGATCTCGGGGGTCGTAGGCTATGTCACGTTCGTACAGGCGGAACTCATGAATGCCAAGACCATCGCATCCTTGTTGCCGTTCTTCGTGGTTTCCGGTGTCAGCATCGCAGGATTGACGTCCGATGATCCATACTGGTACAACAACAATTTCTCCCAATTGGGCGATCGAACCACTTTTGCTGCTCGTATGTTCAATTCGACATTGATGTTGGCCGGCGTCTGCATCGTCATCATCAGCTATTTCGCGATTTCGGAGCTCATCACCACGCACCGTCTGCAGATGCAGTATCTGTCTGCAAGCGATGAAAAAGAAGCTCCCAAACACTTCAAGGCGCGGATTCTTCTGCTATCGACCATGCTGACGCTCGCAGGCATCGCCTTCATCGGCATCGGCATGTTCCGTTACACGCCGCATCCGATTCTGCACAACGTATTCGCCCGCGGTCTTCCCTGCCTGATGAGCGTGCTGATGATCGCGCTGCCTTGGCTGGCCCCGCAGCTTTCAAAAGTAGTATATGTGATTTCAGACCTAGCTATCGTGATCGGGGCTCTTGCCGGGTTCCAGTGGTTGGCGGGGCGTAACACGTTGACGAACGTCGAGGCTCTTGCCGGCATGATGTTTCTGGGCTGGTTCATCATCTTTTCACGGCAGATTGCGGCCATCGAATCCGATCGTGTGCAGACGCAGCTTATTCTGGCGCAAACCAAGCGGCCAGAATCCGTCGAGGATCTTGCGGAGGTCAGCGAAACCGTTCCTGGAACCGTTTCCCGACTCTCGTCGGAAGTCTAA